TGGCATCCAAAAGTCATGTAAAGTCTCACCTGAAAAGATTTTACCCCAAATATGATAAGCCTTATCCTTTTCAACCAACAACTTTTCAACATAAATTTCTGAAGGTTCTTTGGTATACATTTTATCTTCCATCAGTTTTTTACCAAAATATGAATCTAATTTGACCCATTTTTTTGCAACTTTTGGTTGTAATGTGTGATAATTATTGATGTAATCTGCTTGAGGTCTTGTAGGTACAAAAGACTTACTATTTTGTTTTTTGTGTTTTAAATTAAGGATATAGTTATTTGACCCTTCATAATCATCTAATATCAAAAGAGCTTTCGATTCGGGTGTTTTTTGCACAAAATCTTCCATAATATAATAAAATATAAGAAACAACCATAAAAAATCAATTAAAGTATTTATAGGTATGGCGGATAGTAGAGTTCCAATAACAAGATTAAATAAGTTTTTTGCCGAAGAAGACTTCAATTTAGAAATTTCTATGGGTGATGAATGGCTTGGGGGTGATATGAATTTCACTCTTGTTTTATATCGTGTTGATAGACAAAGAACGGTGAATGATGATGTTTATGGTGAAACTTTAGAAGATGGAATACAATTTTTACCACCTGTTGAATTTAAAGGGTATGTACAGATTGAGGCACCTTCTAATGTCGATTATGGGGCATCTAGATTATCTCAGTCCGAGCCAGGTAATTTGAAGGTTGGTGTTTACCAAAAACAACTTGATGAATTACAAATTGAAATTAACTTTGGTGATTATATTGGGTATTACGAAACAGAAGACCGAGTAAGATACTATACTGTTGTAAATGATGGTCGTGTGTTAAGTGATAATAAACACACCTATGGCGGTTACAAACCTTTCTATCGTTCCATAGTAGCATCACCTGTTACAGATAATGAATTTAGAGGAATATAATAATGGCATTACCATCAAAAGTTAAAAAAAATTTACCATTGATACCTGAAAAGGTTGGTCGTGAAAGAAGACAACAAATGTTGGATGATATCACTGACCACGGAACTTTTTTACCAAAAGGGGTTTTACATGCCGACTTAGATTTAGGTATGTTAGATTTTGTAAAAGAACAATTAAAATTAGTGGTAACTGAAAAACCTGTACCTACTGTAGATAAAATTATAACGACTCAGAACTGGTCTCAATTCACAGAGACATGGAACTTTCAAGATTTAGATAAGAACATCTCACTACCATTTATTGCAACAGTAAGAACCCCTGAGGTTAAGTACGGAACTTTTCAAGGGGGAGCTGCTAACATACCTAACAGAAGACAATTCTTTTATTATACCGTTCCAACTTGGGATGGTCAAAGAAAGGGTGCAGATGTTTATACAATACCTCAACCAATACCTGTTGACATTACATATAATGTAAAGTTATTCTGTAATAGAATGCGTGAACTTAATGAGTTTAATAAAATTGTTATGCAAACGTTCACATCAAAACAGGCATACACCCAAATCAAAGGTCACTATATCCCAATTATTATGGAAGGTGTTGCTGATGAGTCAGTTAAAGAATTAGAAAAAAGAAAATATTATATTGCAAACTATACTTTTATAATGAAAGGTCTTCTAATTGATGAGGCAGAATTCAAGGTATCACCTGCAGTTACTAGACAAGTTTCTTTATTTGAAACTGAAACAAGAAATACGTCAAGAAGAGTGAAATTAGAACCATCAAGACCCGATAACTTTGATTTAGATTTATTATTTGTCGCAGGTAATAACCAATTATCTGAAGTTTTTAGATATACGGTTGACTTAAAAGTGACCGAATTAGAAAACGTAAGTTCTTATGATGTGTTCATCAATTCAAATTATGTGGGAACTGATTTAACCACAATTCAAATTAATGACGGAGATACATTTTTAATTACTGTAACAAAGGCAAACTTATTAGCTGAAAGTAAAATTAAAACAGTATCTTATTTAGTTTGATTATTCACCGTAGATATCTTTAGTTTCTTTACAATTTTCCATAATTAACTTTTCCAAAAACTTGTAAATTTTTAATCCGTTTTTATCACAGTATTTTTTTAACTGATTGTGTATTTCTGCATCAATTTTTAGGTTTTTTATTTTCTTAACGGGTTTTTTCATAGCAGGTAGAAAAAAGGCAGAATTTATTCTTACTCCCTAATAAATATTATAAGAATGTAAAGTTTTTTGTTATTTGACGATGTATTTATATATAAAAAATAAATTTAAAATACTTTTATTAACATGGCATCATCAAATAAGGTTTTTGTTTCTCCTGGTGTGTACACATCGGAAAGAGACTTAACGTTTGTGGCTCAAAGTGTGGGTGTAACCACTTTAGGTGTTGTAGGTGAAACACTACAAGGACCGGCTTTTGAACCAATCTTTATAACAAATTTTGACGAGTTCCAAACTTATTTTGGAGGAACAAGTCCTGAAAAATTTGTTAATACACAAATACCAAAATACGAATTGGCTTATATCTCTAAATCTTACCTATCACAATCAAACCAACTATTTGTAACGAGAGTTTTAGGTTTATCAGGATATGATGCAGGTCCGTCATGGTCTATCGTAACCATTGGTAATGTTGACCCATCCACAATACAAGTAACAGGAACAACTGGTCCTGTTGCAGTAACATTCACAGGAACAACTGGTGGAACTGTAACATACACATCAGTCCCATCGTCAATTAACGTAAATGGAAATTTTTATAACTCTTACACTGAGTTTAATGGAGCTACTTCTTCAATTGCTGAAGATTTAACAACTTATTTAACAAATCAAATGTATTTGTTTGCTACAAGTTCCTCAACATCAGGTAGTACTGCAATTTTGTGGGGTTCATCAAGTGCATCGACTTTGACAAGTACTACAGGTGTTACTTCATTGAATACTATTACAGGTTCTACCGAAATGTTCGGAGTTCCAAATGTAAACCAAGCTTCTAATAATTTTTCAGCATCAACTAATGACCCATGGTATTATGGATTATTTAATTACTACCAAGGCTCAAATGATGTAAATACATATTTCGGACAAAGTATGGGTGCTGCACTTTCAGGTATTTCTACAACACCAACAACGGGTGTATATTCAGGAACTGTTGCATTCTTTACTACATCTTATTCAGGAGCACCATATACAACTTATGATGATTTGGTTGTTGCAACATTAAGGTCAAGAGGTATTTCAACATATACTTCAACTAATGCTGGACCATTCTATGAAGTTACGGGAACTACAGATGTTGCTATGATTTGTACAGGTGCATACTCGGCGGTAACTAAAAATCCATATTCAACATTCCAAATTTCGGGTGTTACTTATGATGGTGATAACTTTAGTTTTGAAACATCGATGTTAAGTACAAACAAAAACTATTTAAGAAATGTATTTGGAGCATCTAACTTTGGTAAAGCAAGAAATGAAGTTCCTTTATTTGTTGAAGAGACTTATTCGGCATTATTACAAACAGGTTATAGAGCAGGTCAAATTAGAGGTTTATATTGTGACTTAGTTGAATTGCCAGGTGCAAGGTCAGGTAATGCTGATAGTATCGGTTTCTACTTAGAACAATACCAAACACCTGAGACACCTTTCTTAGTTTCTGAACTTCGTGGTAGTAAAGTTTTCAAATTATTTAAATTTGTTCTAATCTCTGATGGTAACTCTGCTAATACATACGTAAAATTATCTATTGGTAATATTTCATTTAATAATGGAACATTCGATGTATTTGTAAGAGATTATTTTGACAATGACCAAAATGTTAGAGTATTAGAAAGTTTTACGAACTGTTCATTAGACCCAACTAATAATAACTACGTAGCAAATAAAATTGGTACGTCAAACGGTGAATACCAAGTAAAATCTAAATATGTAATGTTAGAGATGAGTGATGAAGCTCCGATTGATGCATTACCTTGTGGTTTTGAAGGATATGTAATGAGAGAATATGCAAACGCAACACCACCATTTGTTCCTTACAAAACTAAATACTATTCAGCGGGTGAAACAATTTACAACCCACCTTTTGGTTCGACAAGTGGTGGAGACAACCCTGTTATATCAAGTGGGGAAAATCCAAGAAGAGCTTACTTAGGTATTTCTAATATTAGTGGTTTTGATTACGACTTCTTCCAATATAAAGGAAAACAATTACCAAACAGTTTGGCTACAGACACTACGGGACCAGCTTGGGGTTACTTAACTAAAGGGTTCCACATGGATAGTGGTGCAACAGTTGTGACTATCGCTAACTCATATGCAACTTCAGGTCAATCGGCATTTGAAGTGGGTGTTGGGTCATTTAATTCTGAACCAGTTGATACCGATAATCCTTATTACAGATTAAACACACGTAAGTATACAGTAATGGCTTACGGAGGTTTTGATGGTTGGGACATTTATAGAGAATCAAGAACTAACACTGATACATTCGCATTAGGTCAAACAGGATTTAAATACGGGGCAGCAAGTTCAGTAACTTACCCTACCGCATCAGGATGGGGAGCATTCAAACAAATTTCAGGACCTAACCAAGAAACTTGGGCGAATACTGACTACTACGCTTACAAATGGGGACAATCAACATTTGCAAATCCTGAATCTACAAACATCAACGTGTTTGCAACACCGGGTATTGATTATGTTAATAACTCAAACTTAGTGGAAGAATCAATTGATATGATTGAAACAGATAGAGCAGATTCAATCTACATTACTACAACCCCTGACTTCAATATGTTCTTACCATCTTATCAAGATGTAACGGAAGGTTTGATTTACCCTCAGGAGGCGGTAGATAATTTAGAGAACACAGGTATCGACTCTAACTATACTGCAACATATTACCCTTGGATTTTGACAAGAGATACTGTTAATAACACTCAAATCTATATTCCTGCAACTTCTGAGGTTGTAAGAAACTTAGCATTGACTGATAACATCGCATTCCCTTGGTTCGCATCAGCGGGTTACACAAGAGGTTTAGTAAACGCAATTAGAGCAAGACGTAAGTTAACACAAGACGATAGAGATACTTTATATAAAGGTAGAATCAACCCAATCGCTACTTTCTCTGATGTGGGCACTGTAATTTGGGGTAACAAAACTCTTCAAATCAGAGAATCTGCACTTGACAGAATCAACGTAAGAAGATTGTTACTACAAGCTCGTAAATTGATTTCAGCAGTAGCCGTAAGATTATTGTTCGAACAAAACGATAATAAAGTAAGACAAGACTTCTTGGATTCAGTTAACCCAATCTTAGACCAAATTAGAAGAGATAGAGGTTTGATTGACTTTAGAGTTCAAGTATCTAACACACCTGAAGATTTAGATTCAAATACATTAACAGGTAAAATCTTCTTGAAACCAACAAGAGCGTTAGAATACATTGACATCGAGTTTGTCATCACACCAACAGGAGCGTCTTTCGACGATATCTAAAAAAATAAAATGAGTGGGGGGTAGAAATATCCCCCATAAATTATTTAATACATAAAACTATGAAAATAGAAAAAAAATTAATCAAAGAATCTTTAGGTTATAAAACTGAAGGTAAAAAAACGTTTTCAGAAAAAAAACAAAATATTGTAATTACTGAAGCACAATTAGAAAGACTTTTAGAAAAACTTAAAAAATAATGAATATCAATAAGTACGTAAGAGAATTTGTAAAAAACAAACTTAACGAAGGTTTTACGGAAGAAGGTAATCCTGATACAAAGTATTATGCTTTTGATTGGGATGATAATATAATGTTTATGCCTACGTCAATCATTGTTTTAAGTGAAAACGACGATGAGGTTCCGATGTCTACAGAGGACTTTGCAGAACACAGACACCAAATTGGTAAAGAACCATTTAGTTATAAAGGTACTACTGTTGTTGATTTTGCACCAGACCCATTTAGAAATTTTGGAGTTAAAGGCGATAAGAGATTCGTATTAGATGCAATGGTGGCATCTGTTGGTCCATCTTGGAATGATTTTGTTGAGTGTATCAATGGTGGGTCTATATTTGCAATCATCACAGCAAGAGGTCACAACCCGAATACTTTAAAAGAAGGTGTTTATAATCTTATAATGGCTAACAAGAATGGTCTAAATAGTAGAACACTAGCAGAAAACCTTTATAGATATAGAAATATCGGTAATGAAGTCACCGGTGAAAAAAAGGCAAAAGCTTTGACACCAAAAGAATTACGTGAGTATTTGGACCTTTGTAGATTTTATCCCGTGTCTTTCGGTGAGGGGTCTGCGACTAACCCTGAAGAAGGGAAAATAAAAGCAATGAGGGAGTTTATTTCTTATTGTAAAGATATGGCTCAAGAAATAGGTGAAAAAGCATTCTTCAAAAATGATGTAGAAAACAATGAAATACTTCCTATTATTGGTTTTTCTGACGATGACCCTAGAAATATAGATAAGATGAAAGAATTTTTAGATGATGAAGATACTGAAAAACTAGTAAAAACTTATTTAACTAAAGGAGGAGAAAAAAAGGAAATCTAGAAATACTTATAATGCAACGATAATTTTTAAAAATAACAAAGTAAATAGAAAAAAATTTAGTTGGATATATTTATAATAAAAATAAAAGAAACAAAAAAATAGATAGACATGGCTGATTTGTTAATGAAAATGCCCTTTCAATATGAACCTAAAAGAAAAAATAGGTTTATTATAACGTTCCCCTCTTCTTTGGGGATTAACTCTTGGTATGTTGAAAGTTCTTCAAGACCAAAGGTGGAGATTAATCCAGTAGCTATCCCGTTTTTGAACACTGAAACTTATGTTGCAGGTAATTTTAAATGGGGAACAATAGACGTTACATTCCGTGACCCAATTGGTCCTTCAGCATCACAAGCTCTTATGGAGTGGGTTCGTTTACACGCTGAATCAGTAACAGGTCGTATGGGTTATGCTGCAGGTTACAAAAAAGACGTTGACCTTGAAATGTTAGACCCAACAGGTGTGGCAGTTGAAAAATGGATTTTACAAGGATGTTTTTTAACAAATGTTGACTTCGACACATTAGGATATAGTGAAGATGGTTTGATTACTGTAAAAGCAACATTAAGACCTGATAGATGTATCTTGGTATACTAAAAACAAAATAAAATATTATTCAATCCCATCTATTTTAGGTGGGATTTTTTATTTACATAAACTAAAGTCAAGTTATTTTTAAAGAAAAAAATTATGGACCAAAGCACACAATACGGACAAATGGATTTCAACCTTCCACATGATATGGTAAAATTACCAAGTGGTGGACATACTTATAGACCAAAAAAAGAATCTTTAAAAGTGGGGTATCTTACTGCTACGGATGAAAATATTTTAATGTCTCAAAATACACCAAAAGACGGGTTGATTATGACTCTACTTAAAAATAAAATTTATGAGCCAGGTTTTGATGTGGGTCAATTATTAGAAGTTGATGT